ACCAACATCCGCTTCTAATTTTAATTGTTCTATGGTTATTGACGATTTGGAATTGTTCAACTCCGCTATTTTTTCCATTGCTTCGTTTAATGATTTATTCAACAGGTCTCGTTCTTCTTTTTGTTTCTTTCGCTCTTTTAATCCCCTACTAACATATTCTTTGTCAATATAAACATCAAGTGCTTTATCTAATTGATTAAGCGTCTTTTCTGCTCTCTCTATAATTAATTCTTCTTGTTTGATTTGTTTATCAATCAACATTATTTTTTCTGTGTTACCTGCTGTAGGTTTAACTTGATCTAGGTGTGCCTTTGATAAGAACCCAAAGATACCAACAGATGTTATAAAAATTAAAACTATGATTGCTGTAAATAGATATGCCTTAAGCGTCCTAGGTATATCTGAGCGCCAGTTATGATAGAGCCAAGATGCTGCTACTAACTTACCTACTTCTAATGCTGAACCCATTGCAATAATAGGTACAGCTGCACCAGCAAATAATGTTGCAAGTCCTAATATTGAATAACCTGCCGCTATTAAAGATATAGCAATCGCTGATATAAATGTTATTAATGTTAAAAACATATTGTTATTTATTTTATATTTTTATCTGAAGCGTAAGTGCCTTCTAGTTTTCTAATCTTGTTGATAATTCTTATCACTCTTTGATCGTAGTCGGCAGTTGTAGAAAATTTATCTAATGTTTTAATTAAAATAATAGGATCAAGTGGCACATTATTTTTTAACATAACTTGTCTTGCCTTTCTAAATTCAGCATAAGCAGGATGTTCATTTAACAATCTGATATATTCTTTTACACTATCACATTTACTAGCAAATATTCTTACACCCCAACCTGGCCACTTCTTAATACCTAGTGGTGTCATATGAGGTACGTTTTTACTAAATGTTCTAATACCAAATAAGTTATTACCTTCTGTGGCAAATCTACTTGTACCCCAACCTGACTCTAATGCTGCCTGAGCAACAACCATTTCATATGGCACTCTATTCATTCTAGGTGTAGTAAAATTAATATAGTCTATACATTTGTGCATTGCTCTAACAAATTGTATATCGTTGTTGTAGGTAAATTCTGGTTCTCTTAAATCTAAATCTTTGATTTTAGTAAGATAGTATTTCTCTAAATCAGCATTTGCCTTTTTAGTTGATATTTTATTAGGATTAAATGTACCTATTGTATATGCTATTACACATATAATACTTGTGGCAAATAACACCTTTGTGTATAACCACGCCTTATCTAATACATTGTCCCAATTAATTTTTTTTGGCATAATAGTCATATCCTACCCACTCTTTACCATCGTGGTCTGTAAATGTTTCTAATTTTGATTGATAAAAAGTTAAATTTGATTTTAGTTTTTCTACTTTCTTAAAGATTACTGCGGCCTGTTTATTTGTATAGTTATCGTAAACATCTTTTGCCCATTGTCCTGTATAGTACAATCTACTTGTACCTGGTAAGTTTGATGGTTTAACTAAACCCTCTAATTTAAGCAACGCCTCACCCACACGTGCCTTAATATACGGATCTAATTCTTTCACTTTTCTTGTCATAATATATCTCTCTCATTATAAGTCTAGGCCAATCTTATTCAATTTAGGTCTAAACGAATAAAATAATTTATTGTGGTTACCTGTATCACCTATATTAGCCATTTGATATAGATGTACCATTTCGTGTGCTAGTGTATCCACAAATTCTCTTTTGTTTCTGTATGTAGGTAGCATTTCTAACCAGAATTGCTGTGTACCTTTTCTTTCCCATACCCAAGTTGTTACCTGACCGTAACAAAACTTTTTACTTTCGTCTTTATAAATTTTTTTAATTTGTATTTCATTAAATGGAGCAAGTTTGTTTTTAAATACTGCCTTGTTAATCATATTGAAATAATATTTAATGTCTTTGTAGGTAGTTTTGTATTTTCTATTGCTTGCCAACTCTCGCTTGATAACTTTCTTCACTCTCATATTTTTGTTTGGCTTTGACTTTTTCATCTTTGATATATTGTATAACCCCTAATGTTAAACACGATAAAATTAATACTTGTAATTCCATCGGCATTTCTAAAAATAATTCTATCATTGACAATCCTTGTCTTTGATTTTAGAATCTTTTAGTAATAAACACTTGTGTTGTTTATCTAACTCTAACCTCAAATCTGTCATAACTCTATCCATAATATAAGGTAAATATGCCTGAAGAATCGAAGTCATCTCCAAAGCAAATTTGTGTCCTAGATGTTCTAATTCAGACTCTAAAACTTTCATTTGGTCTATATCATTACCCTTAATGGTTTCTGATATAACGTGACCAGTAGTTGTTATCACTCTCTCATCTGCTTTCAAAGCATTAAAAATACTCCAAGACCAGATATATACGAATACTAAAAAAGTATATAATAATTGTTTTCTCATAATATATTTATATTATCAGGTCTAAACAAGAAAGTCAAGCGATAAAAAGTGTTGATTTTAAAGGGTTTTTAGGGGTGTGCTATGAGAACAAAGCGTGAACACCCCTATAAATGTGTGTTATTTTGTGTCGATTCTATTGAAATCGTCATCCCAATTAAAGGTTTCTTTAACTAAATTTGAAGTTAAACCTTTATAGATATTATTAAGATTTTTATTCTTAACTGCCATTAGGACTTCAGCGTCCTGTTCTTGCAAACCTTCTAACATTTGAATAAACATAGTTTCTTTTTTTAACTTGTTTATCGTATTATTACCTCCCACTACAAAGTGATATAGTTTTCTTGCTTCTGAAGCTAAACTAGTATGCTCTGTTCCAGCAGGTGCCTCATTTTTTATATAAGGTGGATTGCCTTTAGGTAAATCAAACTTTACTTTAGGATCAAACGCTGCCTTAAGCAACATTCTCATTGCTTGATTATCAAATTGTTTTAGAATAGCAATCTTAGCAGGTTTATCTTTGGCGTTATTGATTTTTGTAAAAATCTCGTGTACGGTAGGAGCACCAGAACCTTCGGTACCCATTCCTGTGTTTAGTTGTGTATTTGTAATAGCCATAATCTTCTCCTCATTTCATATTCCTATTTATAAGTATCCAAAATTAAATGCTATACTTATTCTGTCTTTATTTATTTTGCTTGGTTCAACATAGTGTTTTAGATAACTAGGAAATAACAAATATTTACCTGTATCTGGTTTTACTTTCCAACTTTGTGAATTGTACTCGTTATATTTTGTAATAGTTGAAAAATCATACAATGCACCACGTACATCATTTGAATTACAAAATACTATTTCTCCTGAGTCTTTAGGATAATCTACATAGAATACACCTGATATAATATTTTTAGACATAAAATGTAAGTGATGGTGTACGGCATTAGACTCAAATCTGTTATTGATATTAAACCAAAAATTTTTTAAATATACTTTGTCTTTTAAATTTACTTTAGTTGCTATAATATCTACATTCTTTTGTATTTGTTTAAAAATACTAATTAAATTATTGTCTTTACTAATTATATCAGGTGGTGTTATTGCCTGACTTTGCCAACCACCTAGATTAGAAACAGATACGCCTTTATGTGATTTTCTAGCAATCTTTATATTTTTTGCTAGTGTCTTTAGATCAACATTTTTTACATAATCTATTAATAAGTATTCTTTAAATATTTCATCAAAAATCATTTATTAGTTCTATCAAATTTTTTAATTTTTTACCTACAAAATAAGGCAATAATTTATCTCTACCATTTACTTTATAATTTCTAAATGTATTTATTATGTTTGTTTCAATTGTTTTCGGTATTTGCGTTAAGTCTATTAATTTTTTGTTTCTATTATAATATTTTTTTGTTTCTGATCCTAATGGTATATTATCTACATTTGACCATTCTTCTAATTGTTTTGCCTTAATAGGTTTCTGTCTTTCACCTCTTACAAATATCTCGTCATCACTTAATATGTTAGGCACACCATCTGATCTGTCACCTTTTATAATTTGTGTTTTTAAAAATCTAATAGGATCCTCTT